CGGACACGTCAACAGAGAACTTGAGCGACATCTTATGCCCCTCCGACTTCCCAATGCTGCATATCCACGCTGCCAAAATCTTTCTCGTCCACTTTGGTCACGTTGTAGCAGCCGTCCTGTGCCATAGCCACGTCCTCTTTGTCGGTGACAAACTCGCCTTTTACAAAGAACGTCAGCCCGCCGTTTCCGTTGACCGACAGCGTCCACAGCCCGGACTTGTCCGCCGCCGCAAGAAACGCCTGCGGGGGCGCGTAAGTCTTGGCTTTACCTGTCGTGCCGTCCACCGCTTCCACGGAAAACGGAATGTACAGGTTTACCGCGTCAGCGCTCTCAAGTCCGCTTTCTCGGACGTTAACCGCCTTGCTGGCCTGCAGCATAACACCGCGCAGGATGGTCACATACAGCTTTGTGATTTCCTCAAAAGTCGCCGGGTCAGTCTCCTGCACGGCGTTGTAGACCGTTATAGTGTGGGGCGCGTACAACCACAGCACCCCCCTCCCCGATACAGCAGGCCGGTATGCGCCAGATACTCGTTACAGGTTGCCGCCAGCAGTTTTTTCGCACCGTCCGTTGCACTCAGCGCAGACGCGGCAGCTTCACCGCCGCTGGCAAGCGTCCGGGAGTACCCGCCTACCGTTTCGCTTTTCACGTCATCGCCGGTCGCCGCGTTTGTCAGTTTGGTTGCGGCAAGCTGCTGCGCGGCTTCGATCAGCTGATACTTGTCCACAAGTGCACAGCAGCACATTTTTACAGCGTCCATATCAGCGTTATCTTTTGCCCGGTTCTGCGTGTAGTAATCGAGGAAGGAGCTGGCCCGGACAGCCAGACGCGGAAAATCTCCTTCGCTCACGGTGCCCATATAGGTGCCGGAGTAATAGGTATAATCAGCGTATGTCATGTAAGCCAGCTCCTTTCAAATCAGCTACCGGTCTTGGGGGACAGGATGATGTTGTCCAGCACAGCGGCCTTGAGTGTGTTCTTCAGCACCACGCCTGCAACCAGCTCGACCTCGCCGGTCTTTACGGCACCGGGGGCGTTCATGTCGGGCATATAGCTGGAAATGACGCTGTTGCCGGTGGGGGAAATTCCGTGGAAGCCGTCCAGACCGATACTCACCGCGTAGATGCTGGTGGTGCCGCCGGCGGCAGCGGTAGCGGCAGAAGTGCCGATAACGTCCACAGAGGAAGTGCCGTTGTAGTACTTGCCCATGTCCATCAGGGGGATACCGGCAAAGGTCTCCACCACCTGACCAAAGTCGTTCTTTGTACGCTCGTAGTAACCGGCACGGCGTGCGCAGGAACGGACCTTCATCAGCATATCGCTGTTCATCATCAGCATGGTGGTGTCACCGTCGATGGTGTGCACCAGCTGATCCAGCTGGTCAATAAATGCGTTGGCGTTGCTATCCAGCAGAGCAGAGGTGGACAGGTTGATGCCGGAGGACAGCTCCGTAGAAGTGCCGGACAGCAGCTTCTTCAGACCGTCAAAGGTGCCGGTCACATAACCAGCACCGGTAGCGGCGGAGGTGCCGTTGATGACCAGGTTATGGAAGTAGTTGCTGGTCGCCTTGATCTTCTGCTGCGCCTGGAACGCCAGCTCATCCACGGCACCGGAGGTGTTCTGCAGCACACGGTCAACGGAGAAGGACCCGCCCATGATGATGGCCTTTGCGGTCTTCTCAACGCGCTTGGCTTCGTTTGCGGTGTACTCGCTGTTGATCGCACGAACAGCGGCGGTGGAGGGGGTGTTCAGCTGAATGTAGCCGTAGGTCAGGGTGGAACCACCAGTGCCCGGAGAGATGGCGTTATCAAACACCAGTCTGTCCAGCAGCAGAGAACTGCGGCGAAATTCGTCGACGATCATCTGGTCGACCTTGTCGGCCATGCCGACCTTAGCTTCAGCAAGAGTAATAGCCATGTGTCAATGTCTCCTTTACTTGTCGTATTTTTCGTGGAGCGCACCCAGCAAAGACGTAGGCTTTGTTTCACGAGTGCCGCCCTCAAGCGAACCCTGCGTGTCAACACGAGCGCCAGCCTTTACAAATGCGCTGGGATCCTCGGACTTTGCATTTTCCAGGTACTTGTCGAACCCGTCCAAAGCGCCGTCCTTCATTTCGAGCTTGCTGTCTCCGATACCCGCGCGGAAAGCCTTTTCCGCAGACTTGGAGGAAAACTTCACGCCGCTGTCGGCAATCGCCTTGTCAATGGCGGTCTGATAATCCCGCTGCGCAAGCTGCGCTTTGTACGCTTCGGTTTCCTTGTCGTACTTGCCCTGCAGCTCATCCAGCTTTTCCTGGATTTTGGCAGCGTCACCGCTGGTCTTTTTCAGCTCCGCAATGTCCTTATCCCGGTCTGCGACCTGCTGCTCCAGGGCTTCCTTGTCCGCCTTTGCGTCCTCTGCGGCTTTCTTGTGCTTCTCGATGTCCTTGCCGTTCATGGCAAAAACCTTGTCCGCCTGCTCTTCCGTCAGGCCGATGTTCAACAGCTCTTCTTTCTTCATGTTCAACTCCTTACGGGGTAGGCTTTTAAGGTCGTTGCCGTGACCGCCCCGCCTGCACTTTTAGGCTTGCAGATAGCCAATTTTTGTATAAAATCCGCATCAGCGGTTTTTACTGAAAAACAAAAGCCAACCACTGATAAACTGTCAGCAGTTGGCTCCTATTGCCCTTCCCGGTGCCCAATTACACCGAGGATTGATATTTGATTTTCTTTTGGACTTCCAGCACGATAACGCCGTCACCCTTTCGCCGCACTTCTGCATTGTTGCCCCGCTTCAAGATAGCTTCGATAGCCTGTATGACTTCGTTGTCGATCAATACAGCACCTTCATCCTTTCCCGCTGCTCCGGCAGCCCCGCCGCCTTGCTGAACGCTTTGTACTTTGCGTTCAGGCGGCGCAGTTTGATATTTACGGCCTGTTCTTCGTCTGTCAGCCCTGCGGCGTTGTACGCTGTTTTTTCGCGCTTGAGCTTACGTATGGTGCGCTCCACCTTTCGCTGCTCCTGCGTGGCTTCGTATGCCGTATAGGTCTTGCCCTCAAACGTACAGCCCAAACCATCGTCTATATGCTCAAGCTGTTCTTCTGTGTAGGTGCGCTCACTTACGCCCTCAACCCAGGGGAAGCGGCGGTGGCGGCAGTTGGCTCCTTCCAGGCCATCAACGGCACCCAGACCGCACACCTCGTAGATGTTCGGATAGATGTCGCCGCTGCGGGTGGAATACACTTTGCCTTGCCACTCCTTGTGCGATGACCACGGAGACCGCCCCGGTACATCACGCGCTCCGGCGTGGGCAGATACTTCGTAATACGGCGTTTCCAAGTATTCCGCCGCTTGCTCCGTGTACTTACTGCACAACTGCGATACACCTGTCATTACGGCGCGTCGTGCAGCCACGTCTACATGGTCACGGTGTCCGCTCTCATAGTCCACTACCCGCAGACCGCCGCTTGCAAGCTCCCTAACGGCGTCTTTGATGGCTTGCCCATAAGAAATAGCCCCGCTTTCTACTTTCAACGTGGCGGCATCTAAAGCCCATTGGTACGCCTTGGCAGTGGGTAGCATTGTGCGGCCAGCGTCCACTAAAAAGCCCATTGAGCGCGTTATGTTTCGCAGTGTTTGCTTCGTCTGCTCGTATATTGCCCAAGTATCTTCTATGCTTACCAGCGTTTCAGGCTGGGTGATATGCGCAAGGTCAATCAACTCGGTGTAATACTTCTGGTTGCGCTCCACCACATTGTCAAACAGCTTATTCAACTTTGTTTCGCTGATACCTGAAGTTTTGCGTATGGCTTTCTCAATCTCTTTCAGATCGATGCCGTGTGACCGCAGCGCCTTGATGTCCTGAACCGTGACCTCGTTCAGCTCATCCCGCAGTTTCAGACGGGAACATATCTCCGTCAGCAGCGTGTCCTCAAGGCCACGGTACAGCTCTGCCAGTTCTTCCGGCATGGCATCCAGCAGTTCAGGGGGGAATGGATACTTGCTCATCTTACATGGCCCAAAACTACCCAATTAGGGTTTTCATCTGTGCCAATGTTTACCCAAAAAGTACCGGGGGTTTCTCCATAGCCCATTACTCCACCTCCTGTTGCTGCTCCGTGGTCATGTCCTGCATCTTTGGTAGCGCCGCCTTTGCGGTCGCCTCGTCCTCGTTCATCCACTTCATGCGGAACTCCCAATCGTTCATAATGCCCGCACTGAGAAGCTGCATATCACGGGAAAAGTCGGTCTGCTTGTCCTCTATGATGCTGTCATCAAAGTCGATGGAAATCTCCACGTCCTCATTCAGCCCTGCGTTCATTGCCGTGTTGCCCAGCCGGAGCAGGATGCGGCACAGCTCCACGAGCGCCTGTTCCAGCACGATCTCCATCTTTTTGATCGTGCGGAACATGGTGGAGTTTTCGCTGATGACCTGTGTGGCAGTTGCTACGCTGCCACCGTCAAAGCGGTAATAGGTTTCACCGAAGCCGCACTTGCTGGAAAGGATATTGAGCTGATCCTGAATGCCGGTGTTGTGCTCCGCCGTCCGCAGCGTCATGTCAATGGGCGTTACAACTGCGCCGTCTTCTGTATCCTCCGGCATGACGTAAAACACCACATCGTCAGGGTCAAAAGCAGGGGTGCCGTCAAGATACTGCGCCGCAGACGGCTTGACCATGATGCGCTTTTTCCCAAGCTTGAACTCGTTAACGTAGCTGTCGTAGGCAATATCCACGCCCTGCAATACATCAATAGCATTGGCGTAGATTGCGATACCGGTCGGCAGCAGATAGTTGACGTTGTTTGCGATGTTGGGCCGGTCAATGACAAACTGCCGCTTGTCGCTACCTGTGTGCACCACAGGCGGGATATTTTCAAATCCCTTGACATTAACAAGCTGTTCATCAGCCAGTTGCTCGTTGTTATACCGATAGATGCGGTTCTCAATGACATAGTTGCCATTGTCCTCACGCCGGTGTATCTGCAAGTACAGATAATCTTTACCGCCCCGCGTAACGTCGGAAGAAAACGCGCACTCGCTGATATATCCATTTTGCCAGGACAGCGGGTAAATATTCTCGATGGTCACATAGTCCAGCACGATACCGGATGCGTTGCCTGGTACAATATCCCCGCTTTCGCTGATCTCCTGCCCAATGACGCGGGGAACATAGGCCACAGTGCCCAGTGCAGACTTCATCTCTTGCATCTCGTTCGCCTTGACGGTGAAGTTGTTTTCCGTCAGCACCAGGTCAATAAAGTCCTGCTCTTTTTGCCCCTCAAGCGTGATTTGGACTTTCTCGTTCATCAAGAGATTAGCCCAATCCTCGCACAGCTTTTTCCCCATGCCGAGGGAGTAGCGCCTACACTTCACCTGTCGCTCACCGTTCTGCACAGTGTAGTTGTGGAAGCCTTTAACGTCACCCTGATACCAGCTTTTCCACTCGTACACTTTGCTATAAAAGCTGTCGGGGATGGTGGTATAGCCCAGTTCATTCAGTTTGATGATAACCGCGTTACTCATGCAATAACTCCCATCCGACGGGAAATGCGCTCAACGGCGTACCGGGTGGCATCTATCAAGTGGTTATTCTCATCCGGGTAGCCGCTGATAATATCTCCGTCTTTGTTTCGGTCGTATTCGTAATTTACGAACTCGTTGTATGCGTTTGGTGTGCGTTTCCGGTCAATGACGATCTTGCGCCGCTGCAACCACTTCATACCGTAATCAACAGAGCCTGGGCCTTTGACCGCTGCTTTTGCCTGAAGGCCCATAGCGCGGTAGTCCGTTACACTCTTAGGCTCCGCGCTGTCGCAAGTGATGTAAGCATCTTTGTACCCGCGCTGGATGATGATGTTCCCGCTTGCCTCATTTGTGAGCTTGTTTTGGTATATCTCGTCCATCAGGTAGATAGTTTCCCTCGCACGGTCGTAGTGCAGCCGGATAAAAGCAAACGGATCCGGGAACCAACCCCAGTCCACGCCCTGGTAAATCCTATCAAATTGCGCAATCTCCTCGTCGGTGATCTCCCGCAGCTCCAGGTTATCAAACACGTTGCCGCCAGTACCCACAGGAATGCCTAAATATTCATGCTGGTACGCTCTCTCGTCCGTGGCCTTGAGATGTTCCGCCTCTGCCAGAAACTGCTCACCCAGCCACTCTGGCGGGGCTTGCAAATACGTTGACTTGTGGCACAGCCTGTCTGTGCGTTCTTCCAAGCTGTCCTTGTTCGCCCAGTTATCGCGGCTTATCGGCGGATTGTAGCTTTCAAAGTTCCAATACTTCGACCCGCCGCGCATTGTAGACTGTAAAATTGTTCGTATCTCGGCACGACCGGCAAACTGGTCTTTTTCTTCAAAATGCGTCACGGCAATATAGCCAAACGGCACCTTGATGGACTTGATCTTCATGGGGTCATCAGCGCCGCGAAACATGATCTTCTGTCCTGTCGGCTTGTAGATCAGCTCCATCGGGGAGACTTTAGCTTCCCAATACGCCGCCATGCCCAGCTCACCGATCGCCCAAATATACTGCGCGTACACGCTGTCACGGATGGTATTTGCCACCTTACGCAGCACCAGCGCGTGTGTACCCGGATTGTTTATCAGCAGCAGGGGGACGAGTACAGACACCGTGGAGGACTTAAGTGAGCCGCGCCCACCGCTGAAATCGTAGTGCGTGTGACCATGATGAAACACGTCATGCGCCACGTCGTAGAACGCAGAGCCGATTTTTTCAGACAGGCGAATGTCAGACATCAATTATCACCTTGACACCATCTGTGCTTATCTTTGTCTCGTTGACTTCGCGCCACCCGAAATTGCAGCTCAGGCTAAACTTTGCGCCGTTTGCACCGTCACGGTCATACAGCCGCGCCTCTGCGTATTCCTCGCACATGGCCTTCGCGCGCGTAACCGTGTCCGTAAACTCAGGCCTCGCCTGATAATCGATCAGCGCTTGTCTGCCCGTAAACCCCAACGCCAACGCAAGCCCCGTTATCGTGGGCGGCTTTTGCCTAATCAAAATAACATTGCCGTATTTATCCATAATGGGCTGGCCGTCATCACCGATAATAGGTTCTCCCTTGCAACTTTCAAAGTAAGCGTCAATGGCTTTCTGCATTTGCTTGACGCTTTGGTATTTTCTCGGGCATCCTACCTTTGCCATTTTGCTCACTTCCTTTCTTGTCTGACGCACCGGCCTCCCACCACTGGCCTTTGTCATTGGCACGTCTGTACCCGGCTTTCGCCTCACCTGAATATAACGTCTTCCCTGGGACACATTGCTAAGAGGTGCGGGAAGTCCTATTCGAAGTAAGCAGACTATTTGGGACGCATCCCATACAGCGGTCTGCCAGCGCATTGTTTGGGCGGCATTGCAGTCCTGCCCTGCTTTAGCGCTTCAGGGAAAGTCCCCGTCACTCGCTGTGGTCTCCCCTTACGGGGCACCTATGCCGCATATTGCTCCCTCCGGGCGGAGCCGAAGCCCCGCCCATCAGGTAAAGAAGGGGGAAAAGAAAAAGAATGGAGATGCAGAGTTCGCCCCTGCATCTCCCATGATAAAGTGCGTTTTTTCAATTTTTCCACTTTTAAGTGGAATTTTCAAAAATTATTTTTCGGCAACATCTACCACGCAGGGATAGTCCGTCCTGCCCATCAGATAGTCCACCGACACGCCGAATTCATCCGCTATGCTCTTCAGCGCATCCATCGTCGGCTTCGCCGTGCCCAGTTCATACCGGCGTATAGCATCCGAATTCAGCCCGCAGCGCTCCGACAGTACATACTGCTTCAGTCTCTTTCTCTCCCGCAGCTTTCTCAGCCGTTCCGGGAATTCGCTCATGTCAGCACCTCCTCCGGGAAGAATGTCTCCCGCACCCCGCCGCACTCCGCCACGATGTACCGCCCCTTCGGATGCACGTACACCACCGTGCCCTTGCGGATGGGGAACCGCTTTTCATCGTTGGCGCCGGAGCCGGGGTACTCGCTCGGCAGCGTCATAAACCGCGCCCGGATCGTGTCACCCTTCTGCATCGCCGCCGTCCTTTTTCTCGCCGTAGGAGCAGAAGTCGTCCGGCTCTACACACACCGCATCGCCGGAATACCCGCGGGCATTTGTCTTTGGCTCCGTATGTAGGTAACACAAACCGTTTTGGTAGTTGCGATAGTGCTTGCAGTCCTTGCAGCGCACCACCGGAGCAACATCAGCTGCAGGGATGGCATTTATGAGTTCCTTGATGTTCTTCATGCCAAACCCATAGTCAACTCCGCCGAAGTCGTCTGTTTCGCATACATCCGCATCGGCATTGTCGAACTGTTCAAACACTGCCGATCTTTTAATATATTCCGCCATCACAATTCCTCCTTATCTCCTGTTCCATAATGCCCAACGGCGTGTGCTTCCGCATCCATGCGTACACCCACTCCCGGCTCTCCGCCGTGCCCATCGGCTTCTTCTTCGGCGGCAGTTCGCCGTTCTTCGCGGCGGTGGCCGTGGGGTTGCGCTTGTGCTCTCCCATCACTCCGCCCCTCCGGCCATTCGTGCCCCACATCCGGGGCAATAATCCGACAAAACGTATTCATCGTTGCAGCTATACACCGCCTCATAACCACACTTCGAGCAAACGTAGCCACCGATCGGGTCACGCCCTGCAAGCGCGGGGTCCCACCCGGTTATCTCGCTCTCGTATACCGGAAGCCACCCAGCCTGCGGCGTTTCCTCTCCATCCGACTTTCCGCCCCCAGCAAAGCCACGCACCGCGTCCAATACAGCCTTTCCGATGACCGCCTGTATGCTCACTTTGTTCTCGCACACCACAGGCATCTCATCCAAAGATTTGTTATAGTACGTTGCTTTGCGTACCTTCCATTTGCCGTCCCAGAAGTCAACGGAATAGCCAGTGCTTTTTGCCGCTTCCATTTTTGCCGATCTTGCCGCGCCGGTTTTTACGAAGTAGCTTTCCCGCGTCACCCACGGATTTTTGTATATCTTCATGCCGAACCATCCATCTTTGCGCCACAGTGTGGGCAGTAGTCCGTCTTGGCCGCGAACCCTCTCTCACAGGCGGAGCAATACTGAATATCTCCCGCGACCTCACTATGGAACGGCACCCATCGTCCATGAACTCCTCCCGTTTCATGCTTCAGTTCGTCATACAGGTCACTAAACTTCTTGTTCCACCGCTTCAGCCAGACGAGCACCTGAATACCTATGACGATCCACAGCCCGCTGGCGATGTTTTGCAACAAGTTCTCCATCACTCGACCTCCTGCATCCAGAACTCGCGGCGACAATCGGAGCACCCCTGGCGCAAACAATCGGCGGTAACCCGTATATCAGC